CTCTACATGGGATTGTAAAAGAAAAGCACAGAGTTATATTAATTTCTTACCTAAAGAGAAAGTAACATGAAAAAAAAAGATGCTTACATTTGTGTATGTGACGGTAGTTGTACTGGTCCAGAAGATTGTGTACCAACAGTAAAATCAAAATAAGATGGAATGTATTAAATGTGGTGTACCTGCAACTAAAAAGTATAGTCCTGATCTAGATATAAAGGGTATAGGAATGTGTGATGAACATGAGGAAGAAATCAAACTTGACTTATTAATAACACAGTTTGATCCTAAAGGTTGGGATAAGTTTGAAAAAAAATATACACCTAAAGAAAAGAAGCAATGAAGTATTTAAATAAAATGATTGAAAGCATTTTTATAGTAATCATCAGTTTTGTTTATAAAAATATTGATTAAGATGAGAGAATTAAATTTGATTAATGCTGGTTTTGAAAGACAAACAGCAAATCATACAGAAACAGGTAATGGTTATGATTACTATTACTACATACTTGATCTATGTGAAGGTGTTTGTTTAATATCTTGTGCCAGTGATGAAGTAAACGATGAAGAATGGTATATTAAATCATTTGACATACCTTCTCTTAAAATCTCTACTACAGAACACTTAGCAGAATTTTTAGAATTAGTAAAAACTTTAACTGGATGTGAAAATGTTTAGTGGAAAATTTATTAAAACAGATGGTAAACTTACTTATGCTAATCCAAAAGATAAGTTAGCATATGAACTTTTTGTAGATAAGATTCCTGAAGGACAAAAAGTAGAAATGTATATTGATCTTGCTGATGCAGATCATAGTAAAGCACAACTTGCAAAAGTACATGCTTGTATTAGAGAAATGGCAAAAGAATCTGGATACACATTTGATGAAATGAAATGTGTTATAAAAGATGCAACTGGTTTAGCTGATAAATCATTTGCAGATTGTAGTAAAGATGAATTGATGTTAGCAATTGAATCTTGTATACAAATAGGAAGAGAACAGTTTAATATTAATCTGGGATAACAGGTGCTACAAAACCTTCATCTCCAGGTTCTAATACCTCTTTCTCAGTATACAACTTTTGCTCTTTAGCTTTACTTTCTATTTCAGAAAGAAGAAGCACTAGTGTATAAAAGGTTTTCTGTTGATCATCTAGTTCTTCATACTTTTTAGTAGAAATTTCTTTAAAGTATGCTTCACCTTTTGTATTAATGTCCATACCATGAAGAACAACAAATGATGCTGCTTTAGCCATTAAATAGTATGTTTTATTTACTTGGATGTTTATAATTGCATCATCTGTCATTTCTTTTACCTTGATCATAATCCTAATTTTTATCAAAAATAACAAAAAAATGAATTTAGAAGAAATTAAACAAAAAATGTTTGAGAAACTTGAACCTAGTGGTTGGGATAGATTTTTTAAATCTTTTATATTTAGTTCAGAATTTGATTTAATTTTAAATCAACTTTATAATCAAACTAAGATAGACAAAAGATTTACTCCTCCATTAAAACAAGTATTTAGAGCATTTGAAGAATGTCCTCATGATGAACTTAAAATCATCATTATTGGTCAAGATCCATATCCTCAATTAGGGATAGCAGATGGTATTGCATTTAGTTGTAGTAACACTGAAAAATTACAAGCAAGTCTTAGATTTATACTAGATGAAATAAACAGAACTGTTTATAATGGTCATGCAGTAAGTCAAGATGTAGATTTAACCAGATGGTCAAATCAAGGTATATTACTATTAAATACAGCTCTTACTACTGAAGTAGGTAAAATAGGTGGTCATTATGATATATGGAAACCGTTTACTGCATATTTATTAGATAGATTAAATAACTATAATCCCGGATTAGTATATGTTTACATGGGTAAAAAAGCTGAAGAGTGGTCTACTCTTACCAACGACAATAATCATAAGTTTTTTGTTAAACATCCTGCTTCTGCTGCTTATAATGGGTCTAAATGGGATAGTATGGATGTGTTTAATAAAGTATCTAAACTTATAAAAGATAACAATGATCAAATAATAACGTGGTGACATGACAGAAATATTTACAAAACTCATTCAACATGGGTTAACACCTAATACATTTTATGTTTTATACTGTATTAAAGAAAAAATTGTACCTCATAAGTTTGTTAACAAAGAATTAGAGTGCAAAAGACTGCAAAACGATCTGTGGTTGACAAATGACTTGCAATTAACAGACAAAAGTATTATCTTTATTACTGAGATTGATGGTTATTTTAAGAAATCTAAAAAGAAAACTTCTAAAGATTTAATGGGGCATAATTTTATGCAAAACATAGAGGCATATGTAAATATATTTCCTAATAAGAAACTATCCTCTGGAAAATATGCAAGAGTACCTGCAAAAAATCTTGAAAATGCATTTAGATGGTTTTTTGATACCTATGATTATTCATGGGAAACAATTTTTGAAGCTACACAGAAGTTTGTAAATGAATATGAGTCTAAAAATTATGAATATATGAGGAATTCTCAATATTTTTTGAGAAAACAATCTATAATTGATAGAAGTTGGGACTCTGATCTTGCTACTTATTGTGAATTTTTAAATAATAACCCTGATGATGATGTAGTTGTGTTTAATGAGTTAATTGTATAATGTAAATTTTAAAGTCTATGACAAAATTATTTAATGGTGCGAGACACCTGTTACCTGTTAGTGAAAGGGAAAGTTTAGAAAAAGGTCTTATTAAAATGAAGGCAAAGAGAGAAGGTAAACTTCCAGCACTTATTAGTGCATGGCCAAAATTTAATGATGCTTTTTGTGATGGACTTGAATGGAAAACAATAACAGTTGTTGGTGCAAGACCTGGAACAGGTAAGACCCTATTTATGGAACAGTTAGTTTCTGATATTATTATTCAGAATCCTAATCAAGAATTTAGGGTACTTAAGTTTCAGATGGAAATGGTTGATGAAACCAGTGCAATAAGAAAATTTGGTCTGATTACAGGTGCTGATTACAATACATTAATGAGTAAGGGTGGTAAGTTAGTAGATAAAAATTTATTTCAGAAATGTGTTGACTATTATAAAGAGTCAATAAACACAGATCTTATAAATGTTGTCTATGATACATGTACTGTCAATGAAATGTGTGCTACAATTCATCATGAATTGGAAAGACATAGAAAATCTGATGGAAAGTATACAAACTTACTTGTTACTATAGATCACTCAGCTTTATTTAAAAATGATTTTGGACAAAAAGATAAATTTGAAATGTTAGGAGCTCTAGGTGAAGCACTCACCATAATGAAAAAGAATTATCCTGTAGCTTTTGTAGTCCTTAGTCAATTAAATAGGAACATAGATGATCCTAAAAGACAAATAGAAGCCACTTATGGTAATTATGTATTAGATTCTGATATATATGGTTCAGATGCTTTATTACAGCATGCTGATGTAGTTATGGGTATGAATAAACCATCTATTAGAAAGATAAAAAAGTATGGTCCTGAAAAGTTCTTAATTGAAGATCCGGATACATTAGTATTTCATTTTCTTAAATCTAGAAATGGTATGACCAGAATAAGTTTCTTTAAATTAGATAGAACTACTATGAGAATAATAGAAATAACCACTCCTCCAAGGGAAACTACACAAAAAATCTCTGTAAATTAATAAATATGAATAGTAACAATTTAAGAAAAGAAAAAGAAAGAGAGTTCTATATGCAACATATGGATGCTTTCAAAGCAATTGGTATTGCTGATCCTTTTTTCACAATTAAAACTGCATTTTTCAAAAAAGGAAAGTTTGGAAGACAATGTCAGTTTTTTGAGTGGGAACTAAAGAAAGGTGAAGATATCTACATGGAGTTTTATGATAATGTCTATGATGACAAAGGAAAGAATACTGATATTATTCCTATGAATGAAGATAGACAACTGTTTAAACTTAAACACAATCCATTCTTTCAAGAAGAATATGATGTGATTGAAGGAACAGACAGTGAAGGAAAACCTGATAGAAAGTATCTTGTTCCTGTTAATGAAATGGTTGTTGTATTAGAAAGTGGTCAAGAAATTAGTCATTCTCTCTATGAAAAGAGAAAAGAAGATGCTAAACTTGAGTTACCTCAGTTACAAAAATCATTAAGTATTTTTCCTGATTTTGAAGAAGAATTTACTCCTAAAAAAGTAGAAGTATCTTTAGAAAGTTCTGAAGAATCAATTGTAGAAATATGTAAAAGAATTTCTGCTGACTTTGAAAAATTAGCAACAGTATTATCTAAATTATAACAACATGAGTATAATACTTCCTACTAGTAAGGTAAGAGCTGCTAGACAGAATCCTAAAAGAATTGTAATATATTCTAAACCAAAGACAGGTAAAACAACAGCTTATGCTGGTCTTGAGAACAATTTAATTTTAGACTTAGAAAATGGCACTGATTTTATTGATGCCTTAAAAGTTAAAATTGGTGGTCTACAAGAACTACTTGATGCTGGTAAAGCAATCAAAGCTGCAGGTTGTCCTTATGATTTTATTACTATTGATACAGTTACTGCTTTAGAAGAAATGATTATGCCACTGGCAATCAAACTTTACAAAGCAACATCAATGGGTAAGAATTATGATGGAGACAATCTAACTACCTTACCTAATGGTGCAGGATATTTATATATTCGTCAAGCATTCTTCCAAGTTTTAGATTTTATTGATACTTTAGCACCCACAATTATTTTATCTGGTCATATTAAAGACAAAGTGGTAGATGATAAAGGTGAGATGGTAATGTCTGCTAATATAGATTTGACAGGTAAAATCAAGTCCTTGATTTGTGCACAAGCTGATGCAATTGGTTACATGTATAGAAAAGGTAATAAAACAATTTTGTCTTTTAAGACAAATGAAGAAGTTACCTGTGGTGCTCGTCCTGAGCACTTAAGAAATGAAGAAATAGTAGTTTCTGAAATGATTGATGGTGTTTTAACAATATCATGGGAAAAAGTTTTTGTTTAATAATTAAAAAGTAAAGTAAAATGGCTTTAAGTACAGAAGATCTAGGCACCGGTGGAACCGGAATGCCAAAAACAATTAGTCCAGGTAACAAAGTGATGAAAATCAACAACATTGAATTAGAAGAATTCAAGTTTATTCCTGGAGCATTCCATCTGATTATGCATGTTGAAACAGAACCAATTGAAGGGTTTGAAGGGTTTGCTTTAGATAAAGATAATCCTGAAAAAGGTCACTTCAAAGGTCAAATTGGTAGAGTAAAAGCATCTCAGTATGCTTATGCAGATGGAGAAACAAAAACTGGAATTAAGATTCAGAGAGATAGATCTATTTTGATTTTCTTACAGAATCTTTGTAAAACAATGGGTATTAATGAATGGATGTCATCACAACATAACAAACATGATACTATTGAAGCTTTTGTTGAAGAATTTAATAAAACTGCACCTGTTAAAGATATATTTCTTGAATTTTGTGTAGCTGGTAAAGAGTATGTTGGTAAAACAGGATACACTAACTATGATATGTGGTTGCCAAAAGCAGAAAGTGGTAAGTATGCCTTTGGTGAAGTTGAAGGAGGTAAAGTTATTGCTTATAATGAAACCAAACATTTGAAAAAGCTTGAGACTAAAGAAGTTTCAAACTTTGGTGGTGATGATGATGATACTGGTTTTGCAGGACCAAGTAAACCTTCTACAGATTTCTCTTTAGATTAAATAAAATTTAAGGGGGAGTCATAGTGGTTCCCCCTAATTTTAAAACTAAAGATTATGATTTCTACAAATGCAATAATTTCTGATTTAAATGATGTCCCTAGAGAATGGGTATTTGAGCACTATCTAAAACTTACTGAAAGATTATGTGGTCAAAGTCTAAAACTTAAATCTGTATTTAATACAAGTGATAAAGTTCCTTCTATGTGTGTCTATACAGATAGTAAGGGTTACTACAAGTTTAAAGATTTCTCTTCTGGTTATGGAGGAGATGGTTTAAATCTTGTGATGCACCTATACAATCTTGATGGTAGAGGTAAAGCTTCATTTAGAATAATGGATGATTACAATATCTATGTTTCTAATAATACATATGTTCCACTTGAATATAAAGCTCATAGTAAATATATTGTTTCTGATTTTGAGATTAGACATTGGAATACATTAGATCAAGCTTATTGGAAGAACTTCAAATTATCTTCATTTCTTTTAGAAAAACACAATGTTCAACCACTATCTTTTTATACAATGATAAAAGAAGATGAGGGTAGATTATTAGATTCTGTTACAATTAAAGGTAACTTTATTTATGGTTTTTTCAGAGAAGATGGTACAATGTATAAAATATATACTCCAAAAAACAAAGATAACAAGTTCATTAAAATAAGAGATTACATACAGGGTAATGATCAACTTGAGTTTAAATCAAAGTATTTGATAATTACATCATCTTTAAAAGATTTGATGTGTTTTAAGAAACTAGGAATCACTGGTATTGAAGTTATTGCTCCAGACAGTGAGAATAGTATCATTCCTGAAAATTTTATAAAACCACTCCTAGAAAAGTATCAAAAGATAATTGTATTATTTGATAATGATGAACCAGGTATAAAGTCTGCTCAAAAGTATCAAGAGAAGTATGGTTTTGATTATGTCAATCTTGACATGTCTAAAGATTTGTCAGATTCAGTAAGAGATCATGGTGTTGAAACTGTGAGAGATAAGTTATTTCCATTATTAAAACAAGTATTATGAGTTGGAGTTATCAAGGAAAAGAGTTTGATGAGTTATGTATACCAGAACATGGTATTGGATTCATTTACATTATGACTGCTATTATTGATGGTAAGTCTGTTGCATATATTGGTAAGAAGAACTTTTTTACTAATAAAAAGAAACCTTTAGGTAAAAAAGTTTTAGCCTTAACTAAAGATAAAAGACTAAAAAAGTATACTAGAGAAATAAAACCTGACTTTATGAATTATTACAGTAGTAATAAAATTCTTAAAGATGCTCACAAAGCAGGTGTTAATATTAAAAGAGAAATTCTAATGATCTGTTTTACAGGTATGGAATTGACTTATCAAGAAGTAAAGCATCAATTTAAATATGAAGTGCTAGAGAAAGAAGAATTCCTAAATGCCAATATTCTTGGTAGATTTTACAAAACAAAATAATTATGACAGAAAATGAAATGACAGCTCTCTTATTTAAGTTAGCTGATCTTGATATTACAGGTATTAAGGTAAGATATGAAGGTTCCGGAGATTCTGGTGCTATAGAACAAATTGCATATACACATAACTCATGTGAAACCCCAGGGGATGTAGATAATGAAATTGATGTGTGGGATCATGACTATGATTTAGAAAAATTAGATCCTGCTTTATATCATAAAATTTACGAGTTTGCTCAAAATAAAATTCTTGATGATATTGAAGATTGGTGGAATAATGATGGTGGTTTTGGTGAATTATGTATTTGTATTCCTTCAGGTAAGTACATTATAAATAATAATGTAAGAATTACTGATCATGAAGAATTTTTTCATGAAGGTAGTTTAATTGATAAATCTTTAGAATAATGACCGAAAAACAAAAAGCAGATGAAATGTATGAATATGCTGTAAAATTACATGGAATTACTGATGCTAAAGAAGAATCATTAAAATCTGCAAAAGCAACTCATTCATTGGCACCATTTACAGATGGTAGAATGAAAGCCAGAAGTTATTGGGAAAGAGTAATTGAACATTTAAAAAAGAAGTAATGGCACATCCTTGGCAACATGCAAAATCCTCAGCTAAAAAGTTTGGAGGTTTTCCAATTGATTACATAGAAATTCATAACTGGTTTGATGAAACTAAAGCATGGATTGGACATAGTAAACATAGAATGTTCCGTCACCACAGTGAAGGAATATTTGAATGTGAAAAAAAGTTTGGACCAAGTTTTGAAAACTCAGAGGGCAAAACTGTATACACAAGATATGTTGCTGAACAACATGTTAAGGAGGATTGTAATAATTACATTCCTAGTGCTAAAGAATGGGTGGATAATATTAATACACCCACAAAATGGATGATTAAAACTTTAAAAATAGAAGACTAATGGAAAGAGTAGAACAAATTAAAGAAAAAATAGAAGCTTTAGTTAATGAAGCTATAGAGCTATTAGAAAAAAACTATGATATGGATAAAGCTGATCCTACAAATCCTGCATACATGACTATGATGGATTTAAATGGTGCATTAATGGAATTAGATTATTTAGATGATGAATGTTTAAAAACTGAAGAATAATGGGAAAAATGATTTTTAACAAAGAAGAGACAAAGAATTTGATTATGATGCTAAAGTCTGAAGATGCCGATAATCATATTATTGCATTTCAGACATTAGAAAATGTAGATATTAAAAAATACATTGGTGAATTATTTGTTCTTTATAAGTTTGGAGGACATAAATCAGAGTATTGGAAAGATAACTGTTTAGTAATGGGTCATTCAATATGTAAACTTATAGGTGATAATCCTGATAGTCTTACAAGTCCTAGAACATTGAGTTTGATAACAGAACATAAAGGTTCTACAACGTCAATTGAATTGTTTATGGAATTTTTTGTAAGAGACATGACTAAAGTGCTTGGTAGTATTGGTTATCCAATAGATAAATTTGAAATTGATATTAAATTAAAAGAAGATGGACAAAGTAACAAGTCTTAGTAAGACTAGTAAAGAGCTTATGTTGAAAGAACCATATTATGGATTCTTTCTACTTATGCTAAACAAAGTTTGGGATGGTAAACGTGTTCCTACAGCAGGAGTAAGTAAGAATGGTATTAATTATCAACTTGCAATTAATCCTACATTTTGGGAAAGTTTATCTGAATTAAACAAACTTGGTTTGTTAAAACATGAATTATTACATATTGCATTTGGTCACTTGACTACATTTTTTAAGTTTACTGATAGAAAACTTGCAAATGTTGCAATGGATATGGAGATTAATCAGTATATTGATAACTCTTGGCTTCCAGGAGGAGATTATACTAAAGAAGAGTTTGATACTCTTAAAGCAAGTATAGTATCTGAATTAGAGAGTGCTAAGGAAAATGATGCTCCACAGGAAGAATTGCAAGTTATTGCAAATAAACTTCCAAGTAGAGGTATTATGATTGAAGATTATGTTGAAATGAATCTTGCTGCTAGAGCAGGTTGTAGATATTACTATGATAAGCTTAAAGAAGCTCAAGATGAGAAAAAACAAAATGGAACATGTGGTTGTGATGCAATGGATGAATTATTAGATAATATAGCTTCTGGTGATGTTCCTGATCACAGTACATGGGATGAATTTGAAGATCTCACTGAAGCTGAACATAAATTAATTGAGAAACAATTACAGAAAGTACTTTCAGATGCTAAAGAGCAAACTGTTAAGAAAAGAGGTAATGTTCCTGGTGAAATAGAAGGAGTAATTATTATTGAAGAAATTGTTGCACCTAAATTTGATTGGAGAGGATACATTAGAAGATTTACAGGTGTAAGTACTAAAGTGTTCACTAAGAAGATTAGAAGAAAGGAAAACAAGAGATTTGATGCTAATCCTGGTCTTAAAGTAAAGATGAGACAACACATGTTGTTGGCCATTGATACTTCAGGTTCTGTTAGTGATGATGAGTTAAGAGAATTTATGGGAGAAATGCACCATATTTATAAATGTGGAGTAGAAATTACTATAATTCAATGTGATACGTCTATTAAATCTATTGAACCTTATAAAGGTAAATTTGAATTGACTGTATTAGGAAGAGGAGGAACAGAGTTTGATCCTGTCTTGGAGTATTTTAATGCAAACCAAAATAAATATACTAGCCTGGTGTATTTTACAGATGGTGAGTGTTATACAGATGTAAAACCTAAAGGAAATGTTCTTTGGGTTTTGTCAGAAAGATCATATATGAATGAAAGTTTACCAGGTAAAGTAATTAAGTTAGAACTATAAAAAAAAGAAAGATGAGTCAAGTGCAATTAAATGTTGAAGAGTTAAAAGGTTTTATTAAGCATATGGTTGATAATAACCAACATATTCAGAAGGACGGTAAAGTTCCTGTAGCAATTAATATAGAAGGTGATGCAGGTCTTGGTAAGACTTCAGCAATAATGCAGTTAGGTAAAGAGTTAAATATGGAAGTTGTAAAACTTAATTTATCTCAGTTGGAAGAATTAGGTGACTTGGTTGGTTTTCCTATTAAAGAATTTCAGATCCAAAATGCAGAAGGTAAATCTACTTGGATTAATGAATCTCAAATACCTGCTGCAAGTGCAAAAGGATATAAAGTAGTAGACAAAAGAATGTCTCATGCTGCTCCTGAATGGATTCAAGGTAAAGGTGAAGGTGGCTTCTTAGTATTAGATGATTATACTCGTGCTGATCAAAGATTCATGCAAGCAACAATGGAGATATTAGATAGACAAGAGTATGTTTCTTGGAAATTACCTAAAAACTGGCATGTTATCTTGACAACTAATCCAGACAATGGTGATTATAATGTAACTTCTTTGGATGTTGCTCAGAAGACTAGATTTATTTCTGTAGAATTAAAATATGATTCTGATGTATGGGCTAAATGGGCAGAGAAAGCAAACATAGATGGTAGATGTATTAACTTTATGTTGATGCACCCAGAATTAGTAACTCAAAGAATTAATCCAAGAGCTATTACTACATTCTTTAATGGTATTAGTTCTATTCCTAAGTTTGAAGAAAGCTTACCATTGATTCAGATGATTGGTGAGGGTTCAGTTGGTCCTGACTTTAGTTCAATGTTCACTATGTTCATTAATAATAAACTTGATAGAATTATTAGTCCTGTAGATATTATGACTAAAGATGAACAGTATGTAATGAGCTCTCTTACTAGTGCAGTAGGAAAAGATGATGAGTTCCGTGCTGATATTTCAAGTATTATTGCAACAAGAATAATAAATTATTCTCTTACTGTTGCTGAGAAAGGTTCAATTGGTAAACTTATGATTGACAGAATAGCTAAACTTACAACAGACTGTGATGCATTTACTGATGACCTTAGATATTATATGGTCAAAGAGATAGTTAACGGTAATAAAGTTAAGTTTAGTCAGTTAATGATGAACCAAGAGGTGGTGAAGATGGCTGTAAAATAAGTCAACGTAGAAGGTTTCCCCTTTAAAAACCCACAAGTATAATTAATAACAATTATAAGGGGAGGTAAAACTCCCCTTTTTAAATTTATAAATATGAAAACTTATTTGCTTATTAATGTTGAGTCATCAATTAATGAATTAGTAGTTAAAATTGAACCCCTCTATTGTACAAATGGACGGGATGAAAATATTATGACTATTAAAAATGATGATTATTTTCCTACTAAAGGAGACAAACTCTATTTTTTACCAGGTATAAATGTTCCTAGAGTAAAATTGAAAGACTTAAGTCTGCAATATGGAATAAAAAGTGTAAGAGATATTGACCAAGCAACTCATGTGTTTGGTAGTAAAAATACAAAAGCTAAAATTACTTCAGGTGAATGGTATTATAGTATGGCAACAAGTAATTTACAAGAAATATATGATAACTCAGAAAATGTTATGGATAGTTATTATAGAGAAAACATTAGACAAGCTTTAGAATTTTATACTGAACATATTGTATTAATGAAAAGTTCATCGGCATCAGATATTAGAAATTCACAATTAAGCATTTTAAATAATCTGTCTAATCCTACAAGAAATTCAGATGTCTATTATACAGTTGATAAAGATTATGTTGAATTATTTCCTAAAATTACCACTCTTGAAATCTTTAATGAGAGTAAGTTACTAAAGTATATTAATGGTGAAGATGCTACTGTGATAGATGGAGTAATGTTTGTACAACTTTGTGATATGTTTGAAAGCTCAGATCAAGACAATCATATTATTGCAATGGAAATTATGGCCAACTCTAACTATATTGACAGTTTGCTTTATATTGAAATGTTATTTGAAAAACATGCACGTAAAATGGCTGATTGTCATACTAAGAACCATGTAAATTTTAAATCTTTAATTAGTTTTTTAGGGAAAGATAAAAGTTATTTGGGTACTAGTATTGATGAAGTAGTAGAGTCTCTTATTGCAAAAGATGTTTTTGATCTAGAAAAAGTAGAAGCTATCATGAAACATTATGGTCAAGAAATTGCTGATTCAGGAGGCACTAAATACTTTGAAGTAAAAAGTGTTACTCTCAGTGAAGATGCAGCAAAACTTCTAAATACTAATTATGTTCATGAGACCTTCCCAGATTTTATTCCAGAAGTTCAGGAAAACCTTGAAGATTTAAATAACTCTCTTGGGGTTGCGGGGGTTGCTACTGACATTGAAATATCTGATGAAGACATAGAAACTGCATTTACTAGAATTGAGAGAAATGAACTCAAGTCAGAGTTAATAGCATTAGAAGAAGCAAATCTTGTTTCCGAATCTGAGTTAAATGAAAAGAGTACTGAGGGTACCCTTGAAGAAAATGAATCAAATAACAATCAAATAAAAGAAACAAATGACACAGATAGCTTTGAATGGTTCTGATGAGATGGAAAAATTCTATCAGAAAAAATTTTATTTTAGTTATAGTGGGTTGAATAAATTACTTTATTCACCTGCTATGTTTTACAATCATTATGTGCTCAATCAAAGAGAGGACAGTGCAGACCCACATCTAATTGGTGGTAGGGTTTTGCACTGTCTTTTATTTGAACCTGAAAAATATGATGATTCCTTTATATCCATGCCAGGTAAACTTCCTACAGACAGTCAAAGAAAAATAATTGATAATATTTTCAGAATACACTTGTCAATTGGAAATAATACCTTACTTTTGGATGATTACTCACAAGATATACTCACACAATTACTTACAGCAAATCTTTATCAATCTCTTAAAACAGATCAACAAAGAATTGAAAAGATTCTCACCGAAGAGAACAAAGAGTATTTTGAATTCCTTAAGAAAAGTCTAGATAAAACAGTGATTGATGAACCTACTTTGAATGGCTGCAAAGTACAGGTTGAAATACTAAAAAGTAATAGTGACGTAAGGTCATTATTGCAACTAGATAAAACTGAGGAAGAAACACACATTGAGACCTACAATGAGTTGCACATTAAGGTTGATCATGACAAATTACAATTTGGTTTCCACGGAGTTCTTGACAATGTCGTAGTTGATAATGAGGCAAAGATGATATTCATCAATGACCTCAAAACTACTGGTAAGTCTATACAAGATTTTCCTGATGCAGTAGAGTATTATAGGTATTGGTTACAAGCCGTTATTTATCTTATACTTGCTACGGATAAATTTTTAAAAGATAAACCGGATAGAGATACTTGGCAAGCACAAGTTACTTTTATTGTAATAGATAAATACAATTTAGTTTACCCATTCCAAGTATCACAGGAATCTATGTTAGAATGGAGGTTGAAGTTTAAATCTGTACTAGAAGTTGCACAATGGCACTATACAAAAAAAAGATATGACCTTCCCTATGACTTAGCAGTTGGTAATGTAAAATTGTAAAATTATGGCTTTAAATTCAGTTTATAAGAAGTATTTTCAAAAATCCAAGGTGTTTTTATATCCGCTACTTGGAATAAAAAGAGGTGTAAGTGTAGTGCCAGTTGAAACTTATATTAGTTGGCAGGGATACTACAACTCTGAGGATATGAAATTAATATGTGTCTATGATGTAAGAACAGATGATGAGTATATTACTTTTGAAAAAAACATATTACTAGGTCATACAAGACTTAGTGATTATGTAAAAGTAAACTCTCAAGCTGTATTCACATTTGACTTTTCTGATTTAGAAGATGATTGGTTCCATTTTATAGATGGAAAATATAGTAAAATCAGTATGAATTTAAAGCAAAAAATCCTTAGTTTTTTTGACAAATACAGTGGTAATTATGCCTATATGCACAGTTATTTAATACCTGAAAAGTATTTTAGTAACTATGCAGAACTCTTAGATGTAGAACCAGAAATGTTAATCAAAGTTGGAGAATTATGTAGTAAACCAGATCAAGCTAAAGAAATATTAGTAATGGATATAGCAGATTTGGAAAATATAGATCAAAAATTATTAAATTTGTCAAAACCAATAGAAAATGAGTAAATCAATGATGCTTGTAAAAGCAACTTGGCAAGAAAGCCAAACATTTAGAATGATTCCAACAAGTACTGACTGTCCTTATGTTGAGTGTATTTTTGACCCAAGTACTAAAGTATTTGTGGTTATATCTAAGATTAAAAAAGTAACATTACATATGTTACCTAAATTAGATGAATATGGTCAAGCTTTAACAGGAACTAAAGGAACGAAACAAGAACGACATAAGTTAGAAGTGTTTCAAGAATTTTATGTTGAGGACCACAGTGCAGTTGAAGAGTTAGTTAATACTTTTGCAGTTAATGCAGATAGTTTTAATTATAAGGAATTTATGACTGACCAAGCATAAATATTCTAAATTCTACCAGAAAGGGAGTGAACTACAGGCACTCCCTTTTTTTATTAACTTAAAGGGGGAACAGCTTAACTGAACTAGCCTATGAAAACACATTGGGTCCACGATTATGAAACATTATCTAATTGTTTCATCGGTGTATTTGAAGATGTAAAATCTGAACACCAAGAAATCTTTATATGTCATAAGTCTAAAAATGACATAGTATCTTTACTTACTTTTTTACATAAAAACATAGAACTGAATGAATGGCATGTAAGTTTTAATGGTCTTGCTTTTGACAGTCAGATTACTGAACATATAGTAAGAAATAGTAGTACATTATTATTTATGGATGGTGAAGAAATTGCAAAATGGATTTATCAGAAAGCACAACAAACTATTGAGAGAAGTAATTCGGGAGAGTTTGCATTGTTTAGTCCAAAAGATTTAAGTATAAGACAAATTGATGTCTTTAAACTTAATCACTGGGACAATCCTGCAAAGAGATCTAGTTTGAAATGGATTCAGTATACTATGGATTGGAAAAATATCATAGATATGCCTATTCATCATACTACTGAAATAGAAGAAAGTCAGATACCGGAGATTATTAATTATTGTATAAATGATGTCAAGTCTACTAAACAGATAATGCATCTAAGTAAGGATCAAATTAATCTGAGAAAAGTACTAACAGAAGAATATGATATAGATTTGTTCTCAGCCTCTGAACCTAGAATATCCAAAGAATTATTTTTGCATTTCTTAAATAAATCAACTGGTATCAAGAAGTGGCACTTAAAACAAATGAGAACTCAGAGAGAACAGATTATTTTTAAAGATATTATACTACCTTATGTTGAATTCAAGACAGCAACATTTCAAAATCTTCTCAAGAAATTTCAGGATATAGTATTGTATCCAGAAGAAACTAAAGGAGGTTTTAAATATTCTATACAATATAAGGGAGTTAAGACTGACTATGGTTTGGGTGGCATTCATGGTGCTAGATCTAGTAAAGTCTATAATTCAACAGAAGACATGATTATTATGACTTCAGATGTTGTAAGTTATTATCCTAATTTGGCTATTAGAAATGGATGGGCTCCTGCACATTTACCTAAAGAAGAATTTTGTGAACAGTATGAATGGTTCTTTGAAGAAAGAAAAAAGATTCCAAAATCAGATCCAAGAAATTATGTATACAAGATTATTTTAAATTCAACCTATGGTCTTAGTAATGACGAGAATAGTTTCCTGTATGATCCTCAATTCACAATGTGTATAACTATCAATGGCCAATTAAGTCTTAGTATGTTATATGAGATGATTTGTGAAGAGATTCCGGGAGCAATTCCTCTAATGCAAAATACAGATGGTTTAGAAACTATGATTCCACGGGAGTATGAAGATCAGTATATGGCAATTTGTCAAAGATGGGAGAAGATAACAAGTCTTCAACTAGAACATGATAAGTATTCTAAGATTGTACTGGGAGATGTAAATAACTATATTGCTATAAATGAAGAGGGCAAATCTAAATGTAAAGGTAGATTTGAGTATAAAGATCTTGCTCTTCATAAGAACAAGAGTTTCTTAGTCATACCACAAGCAATACATGCATATTTTGTAGATGGGATTAAACCTGAAAAGTTTATAAGTGAAAATCTAAACATTTTTGATTTTTGCGGTGGTGTAAAAATTAAAGGAGATTGGAAATTTGTAGAACACAAAATAGAAAATGGTGACTATATAACCAATCCTTTACAACATACTATCAGATACTTTATCTCTAAGTCAGGGTCTAAAATCATTAAAAGAAACAAGACAGACAACAGAGAAATACAAGTAGAAGCTGGTAAATGGATGCAAACTACATTGATTAATTATGTAGAAAAACCATTTGAAGAGTATGATATTAATTATGATTATTATCTAGAGAAAATAAATAAAGAAATTGAATCTCTAGAACCTAGTACAAACCAATTAAGTTTATTTTAATTATGCCAAGAAAAATTCAAAATACAACAAAAGATGAGTTAATCAGTGTAGCATTGCCAAATCATGCAGCTACTTATACTGTAATTAGTCATCAATTTATTATTGATTATGCTTATCAAGCCCTTGCTACTGCAGGGTTTATAATTGTAGATGAGCAGTATAGATGTACTGCAGATGGACAAATTGCCACAGGAGTTTATAAACTTCAGTTTAATTCTGATCCTGAATTATCAATGATGTTTGCCTGGACAAACAGTTACAACAAACAAGTAAAGTTTAAATGTGTAGTTGGTGCTTATATCAATAAAACTGGTGCTGTTATGACTTCAGGAGATATTGGTAGTTGGGTAAGAAAACATACCGGGACTGCAGATACAGAAACCAAAAAGATTATTGATGACTATATCACTAATGCACACATGTATTATACTCAATTGTGTGATGATAAAGCTATCATGGAAGGTATTACTTTAAACAAAAGAAAACAGTCTCAATTATTAGGTGTTTTGTTTGCAGAGTATGAAATACTTACTACTGAACAAGCTAGTATGATACGGGACCAAATGAAGAAACCATATCATGTATTTGCTAATGCAGCTAGTTTATGGGCATTTTATAACTATGTAACAATAGCTCTTCAAAACTCACATCCAAAAACTTGGATGGAAGATCAAAGAGTTTTGCATTATTTCATTGGTACAATTGGTAATTTTCAACAGTGTAGTACACCTGCACAAGTAATTCAACCTGTTGCTATTCCTACTGAAGTTATAGAACCTGAAGTTGATCCTAATCAAACTAACTTGCTAGATCAGATTGCAGATTTAGAAGCAGATCAGATGGATGAAGATATTAGATATGATGCAAATGTAACAGAAGAGTTAGCAGCTGAACTTTATTTAGCTGAAACTACTTTTATGAATGCAAGAGCACTTGAACTTAAACTTGAACTTGAAACAGATGCTTTTGCTATGGCTCAATTAGCAGGTGTTAAAGTACCTGAAGAAATTATGGATGCTCTTATAAATGCACCAGAAATTGATGCTTCAGAAATTGATATGTCTGAAGTTACTTGGGTAACCCCTGATGTAGCAGGTAATTTTACTTTAAAAGAAATAGAACCGGATGTAGTTAAGTACACTGATCCAGTTGGTAATACATTTGAAACTCCTATAGTTATTGAATCTTTCAATGATATATTAGAGGTTCAACTTAAAGAACCTATAGATAATGAACCAACTGTTGAAGAATTAATTTGGGGTAAAACTGATACTGAAGGAGAAGAAGAACTACCTGCAACAGAAGTTATTGAAACAATAGAAATTATTGAAGAACCTAAGATAGAAGATGAGTTTGCTTTAGAAGACAACTTTGACTTAGACTTCAGTGAAGATACTAATGAAGATCCGGATTCAGTTCCTGACTTCTTTTAGTGAGTGAATAATTTATCAATTAAGGGGGTAGCTTTTGTTATCCTCTTTTTTTTTCTTATTTTAGTATAATAAATTTATTAAAGATGACAAAGATGCATCCAGTAGCATTTAAAAAAGCATTGATGGAAGCATACATAGCAGGAGCTGAAAGTATGTATTGTGGTTGTTATGAAAGACAAACAAAATCCCATGCAAGAGAATGGTTTAATAGTGAATACGGAGAACAAGAGTCACAAGAATGTAACTGTTGTGAAGATGATGATGATGAATAAATAGGGGAGCCTTCGGGTTCCCCTTTTTTTTTCTTACCTACCTTGTGATCTGTATGCTTTTTTGTAATTCTTAGACTTCTTTAACTTAGAACTCTTAGTCTTAGCATGTATTCCTGGACGTGAAATACTTGATCTTGTGTAAGTTTTTACTGTACCTGCTGTTGTCTTTGCCATTATCCTCCTAATTTTGCACTGTTTTTAAACATATTTTCAAATTGTGTAACTGGATCTCCAGTACCTCCTGATAGACCAATTACTTTTCCTAATTTACTCCAAATTTTTAATTCTCCTTTACTCTTCCATGAATAAGGTCCTGTATCTCTTTTGTATCTATCCATTTCAGAGAATGTTACAAAGTCTAATACATCTCCAAATATATCAATATAAAGTACAACTGTGTTATACCAAGATGTAGTTGTTTGTGTCATCATCTTTACATAATCATCTGCACCAAAATTTATTCCTTTTATAGAAGGAAGTGGAATAAATGCACTTGACTCAGCTTGAACACCCATTGCAAGTAATAACATGTGATTAGCTAAGAAACCATATGTACTAAAATTATCTTGATTAACTGCTCCAGATTGTGCTCTCAATTTTTTCCACTTTTCATCATCATCAGGATCAAATCCAAATATCATTATTCCTAGTAATGCAAGACCAATTGCAAAGAATCCTTCAGCACCCATTTTTCTGACAGCTGTTTTTTCTGCATCAGTTAAATAACTATAATTTTTAAAACCTGATTTCATTGTCTTTAACATTGTTTGGAATGCAGTAATGTAAAAACCTTTACCATATGAACTAGTTGCCCAATCATATTTCTCACCACCATTTGTCCAAGTTAAAGTTTTAGAATCAAATCCAAATCTATTCATTAACATAGGAGTAAACCATTTTCTCATAAAGAAGAACATTCTATAAAGCAATAGTTTGTTACCTTCAGGTTGACCCATATCATCATATGTTCCAAAAAGTTTTCTGGATACCCCTTGAATTCTATTCTTAAGACCCATGAATAACTCTGACTTGGCTATAACAAGTTCTTGGCCATCTTCAAGTTGTACTTCAGACTTAATCCTGTTCTTAGCTTTAAGTTCATCAACTGTTATATAATATTTTTTAGCAATTTCTTCTAAAGATTCTCCTTTAACATATTCATGATAAACTGCAAGATTACTCCAACCAGGATGTACACCTTTTTTAAGTCTAATAATACCATCAGCATCTTTTTCCCAAGCTTCAATATATCTCATTGACTTTTTAGTACCATCACTAAGAATTTGATCAACTTTCTGACCGTACATGAAAGAACCAAACAACGAGACAGCAACTTGCATCTCACCAAATTTTCTATGCATATACATCCACTCCATGTTTGCAAGATCTTTTACCATTGATCTTTCTATTTCTCTACCAAACTGATCTTTAAATTTAAAGTTTGGATCAAACATTTGAATCAATTGTGTTGATACGGCACCTGCTCCTGTTTGATATATTCCTTTTGTACTCCACTCTAACATAGCTTTTTCTGCCCATGGTCTTGCAAGTGCAATATCTTTAAGACTTATAAATTCAGCACCTGCACCCTCAATTATCAACTGCACATATGCACCGTACTTATTTTTTAAGTCAGAAGGAAGATTAACTGCTAATGATCCCATAGCAGATAAACCTTGAAGTTGATTTATCCATTTACCAAATCCAGGGTGAGTTTCTTCAATTCCTTCCACCATTTTACCATAATATTCTCTTTCAATTAAAGCTTTTACCTGACCAAGTCTATTATTAGTTGCAAATTTTTTCTTTGCATTAGTAAGAGCCCCCTTTAAACTATAGATATTCTTATCAAACTTTTCTAGTTCTTTTGGAGCATTGTCTGGATCTTCTAATGTATCTAAGATACTTTGAACAAGAGGTAAACTTTCTAATAACTTTCCTTGAGTTTGAACAGACAATGCATATCTAAATAGACCTTGGAAAATATCCGCATCTTGTACATCAATATCAAGGTTGTAAATACCTGAAACAGGGATATAAGATATTTGATTTCCATCTAAATCAGTATTCACTAAGTTATTTTCAGGATTATAGTTTAAATCATTCTCAGCATCCATTACAGACTTACCTAATGCTTGTTTGTACCACTCTTGTACATTCTTTCCTAATTCAGAAAATCTTTGACCATAGGCACCTTTCTGCATTGCTTGGTATATGTCTCCTTTTTTAAGAGCATATCTTGGCATGTCATGATATAGTTTACTATAGTTACTCTGACCTTTTTGATTTTCTAAATGGTATTCCTTAATTGATTCAAGTAACTTAAATTCATTACTATTTGCAGATTGCATTTGGAAATACTTCTCATTCATGAATCTACCATCACGTGCACTATGTTTAGCATTTAGATCATACATTCTAGGAAGTGGATGATTTTTATTATCTACATATTTACCTACATAATCTTCTTTAGAAGCACCAAAAGGAATAGTTCTATACTTATCTTTAACTTCATATCTAGAGTGTCTAGCATTTGGAGCACCCATTAACAGAACTTCATCTCCATTTCTATCAAGAATTTTTGTAAACTTGATATAACTCTCGTCTCTTGGAATAGCTACTGTATTTGCTTTTGTTCTTTTGTATTTAGAAACATAAGCTCTAGATGGTTTATCATATGTCTGAATAACATAGTGATTTAATTCAAACCAATTTCTAAACTCTTCATCAGCATCAAGTATATCTTGGAATTCATCTGAGTTTATGAAGTCATTAACCTCATCCTCATCTTGTTCTTTAATGTTTTGCTTAGATAAGTTATAGTTTAATACCTCCATATAATATGTAGTAGGACTATTTACAGACAAGTCAGATAACTCAGAAAATATTTCTTGTATTCTAGCGGCATCTTCAGGTAAGATACCTTCAGACTCTTGCATATCTAATAGATACATATATCTTTTAGACTCTGGAGTACCTGGTTTGAGTAATCCTTTTCTAGATTTTTCTGATAGTTCTTTTAACTCTTCGGAGTCTTCTCTAGAAAGACCGGTGGACATATCATATTTAAACTTAAAATCAGTGATAGCTTGTTCCATATCACGGATTCTTTCAAGTCTTGTTTTACCCATAGCAGAACTATCAGGTTCTCCTTGTTCATCCCTGTAACTATAAATAAGATCATTAATTGTTTGGAATGCTTCAGCTACATCAAATTTAGACTTAGAAACTTCATTCATTCTTTTTTGCAATTCTCTGAGCTCTGTAACTAACTCATTTCTATTTTCCCAATA